GCTTATCGTTTGGAGGAAGATCTTTTAATAAAGTGGTGGGATATAAAAATTTAGATGAATTAAATCACAAGTTACAAAAATTTTCATATCGAGTTTTAAAAAAAGATGCATTGGATTTACCTGATCAAGTATGGATGAAAAGAATTGTATCATTAACAAAAGAACAACTTGATGCTTACATGCAGATGAAGAGAACTGCTTTAGTAAACCTCAAGAACGAAACATTGACAACTACGTCAGTGCTAGCCCAATTGATAAGGCTACACCAAATTGTTTGTGGTCATATGGCAACCGATGATGGTAGGGTAATTGGTTTGCCAAATAATCGTATCAAAGAATTAATGGCTATTCTAGAAGAGCATGGTGATAAAGCGATCATTTGGGCTACCTACCGACATGATATCCAGGAAATAGAAAAAACATTACACAAGAAATATGGGACGCGATCCGTGGTCACTTATTATGGTGATACCCCACAAAAAATTCGTCAAGAAAATATTTCTAATTTTCAAAATGATCCTGAAACACGATTTTTTATTGGTCAACCTATGACTGGTGGTAGAGGAATAACTTTGACTGCAGCACATTTAACTGTATTTTATTCTAACAGTTATGATTTAGAAATTCGAGAACAAGCAGAAGCTCGTAATCATCGTATTGGGACAGAGAATAAAGTAACTTACATTGATTTAATTTCTGAAGGAACTGTAGATGAAAAAATTATTTATGCTTTACGCAATAAAATTAATCTGGCAACACAAACATTAGCAGAGGAGGTAAGAAAGTGGCTGATATGATTTGCCCTCACTGTAAAGGAAATGGTTATGTACGATTATGTTTTGAAGGGGAAGAAATTACTAAACAGTGTTGGGTCTGTAATTCGCAAGGGGAAGTGGATGACACCAAACATTTCATCCAAACATGGAGAGAAGATAATGGTAGCAGTGCATACTACTACGGGCCACTGCTTGATCCAGACAGTTTCAAAGAACACAGAATACATAAAGAAAAAAAAGTTTAGCAAGTAATTGCTTACAAATTCCAAGTGGGGGTATTTCCTCCTAGTTTATTACCTACCACTTGGACCATTTATATATTGTATATTAACAAAAATTTACTTATAATTCGCTTAATTTGTAAAAAGGCAAAGGTTATGTATGTTATTACCTAATAGTCCTATAAGAAAAATTCATCAATGTCCAAAATGTGGTGATGTATCTTTAAAATTCTACGATCCTAGTCATGATAAAGTTATTAATAAAGAAGAGTGGCAAAGTATTTTAGTAGAAGGAAAAGAGGCTTTAGAAAAAATCCTAAAGCCCCTTAAAGAAGATCCTAAGTTTTTTATTGATTAACTTGTTTTGAATCCTGAAATATTTTATTATATGTAACTTCAACTATCATTTCTAATTGCATTGGTTTAGATAACTTTGATCGTTGACAAAGTTTCTCTAATAACTTTTTAGTTTTTGTAGTTATTTGTTGATTGTAATGTGTTTGTCCTTTAGTCATGTTTTCCTTTCTTACTTCTTCTCCAAGAAAAAATAAAATTACTAATTGCTCTTTTCCATTTTGAATCGAATATTCGTAAATGAATTGGATCTATATAAAAATTATGATCTGATTGCTGGTACATAGAAACCCATAAACAGTATAAATAACTTCGTGGAATAGGATTTTTTCTACTCAACGATTTTTTATATTTAGTGGCTTTCTCGATAAGCTCTTTATCTTTTTCTACTGTAATGGGAGGATATGTTTTATTCCCCACAGTAACAGTAACCATTGGAGTATCATTATCAATAATACTAAATTGTGGTTTACCTATCATGATGCCCTCCTATCTCCTCTATTATATCTTACCAGAGATTGACCTAATCGTCTAACTCCTTGTTCAGCACAAGCCATTCCAAATTCTTTAGAACATTTTCCTGAACAAAAATAACCTCCTCTATGATAATAACTCTGCTCATCCCAAAGAACATAACTATAAGTTGAATGGGTATAATCGCCTTTTACTAATTCTAAACCACCATTAACATTTTTTTGCTGTATAGTCTGGTAGTGTTTATTTTCTTTTTTATTATAGCACATCATATTGCCCTTATAAGGCTCTTTTTTCATAGAATGACTGTCAGATTTTCTTCTAAACTTGCCATTACAGTTGACACATTTTTTTACTTTTGGTGTGTAATAATTATTCATTTTGTTCCTCCACTTTCTTGGCAACAATGTCCATTAATTCTTCTTCTGGTTTTGTTTGTTGATCAATGTAAGCATATACATCATCAATGCAGTAATCTTTTTTAGGTAATATTTTTAACAATTTATCGCCATCAAAGACTGAAAATTCATTGTTATTAAAAGTTATGTCGTATCCTCTATAAATCATTTTCTTTCTCCTTTTTTAGTTTGTAGTGTTGTTTTCTTAAATGTATCATTTCAACACACTTGTTATTTAATTGTTGTTGTAGACTGACAATAGTGTGATCCTTTTTTTCTATTGATATTTTTAAGGTTTCTATTTCTTTGTCTTTTTTTCTCACCTCCTTAAAGTCAATTATTTTAATCATCTTTTTTCTCCTTTCTACAAGGGTTAGTTGCTTTATCAATATCTTTAATATCGTCTTCGTGCCAATAGATATCTTTTTTTCGCTGTGGATGATCAATAATTTTTTCAAAAGCCACATAAAAGTTTGCTACCCAGTTACTTAACTGTGAACTATAACTTTCATATCTCTCTTTAAATTTCTTTTCCCCATCAGGATAATCAACCAATCCAATTTTCAAAGGATCAAACACAGTTCTCTTTTTTCCAGAATAAGAAACAAAATATAAATGATCTAATTGATCAAAAATATTTTCTTTCACAAGTTTATCGATTTGATCGAGCCTATCATAAATAGACTTATCTTTTTCTGCTTGACGAAAATCTTTTATAGTTTTTTCTGCCTCATCTAATTTTTTAGATAACTTTAAATTTTTAACCTCTAAAGATCTAAAGATAATATTAAGTATCTTCGCTTGACTTAAGGTAAAAGAGTCTGAAAAAAAGTTCTTAACCTCAATTTTATTATCATTCCAACGATCCTCGTCTGTGCCCGTCACATTGATATGTCGTATTAAATCTTGTTTTGCTGGTTCGTTAACATCTCCGATAAAATCATCTACATTCCATTTATCAGGATCAACTCCTTCACCAAAATTCAAAGGCAGTATCTTTTGATATTTAGTATCATACCATGAGTATTCATTAACATAAGCAAGTTTCTCTGTATCAGTGTTAATGCTTCGCGTTTCGTGATCAAGTGGGTCTCGCCAATCCTCCTGATCATAAGCATCAAAATTTTTTTCATTGTCGAGTTCCTGATAAACAATATTAATTAGGAACTTTTTAAAAAATAATAAGTCTTTTTTCTTTTCTTTCTTTTTAGCCATTTTATTCCTCCTTAAAAAATAAACCAGTCTGCAAGTGCAAACACAATTATAGGTAATGAAAGAGCAAGGTAGACCCAATCTTCCTTGCTTGCTAATTTAAGATCTTTAATAATCCATTTAATCATCTTTTTTCTCCTTTCTTAAAACAGTAACTTTTACATCATTATAAAAATCATCATCTGGAAAATTAAAAATTAAATTGTTTTTTCCTTTTCCTATGTCAAAAAACTCTAATTCTTCTTGGTATTTTTTATTTTCTAAATTTATTATAATATGAGGAAAACCATCTTTAGAAACACTTGCCTCAACTACTTTTCCAATTAAATTAGAACAATCAAGATCATCATTTACAACACAATGTGAATGTTCTCCAAATTGTATTCTTTGACCTTTTTTAACTTTTTTAATATTAATCATTTTCTTTCTCCTTTCTAACAGTTGTAATAGCATTCTTGTATGACTTAACATTGTCATCTACAGAGTCAAACCACTCATCCATTGATAACACCCATTCATCATAAGATAAGCCCAATGGATACTCATTAGCAATTAAACAATTGCAATCCCCCTCCATTTCATCAAGTACAACATTAAGTTTATGAACAGCATTTTTAAAATTATCCATTGCATCCTTTACTTCATCAAGGTCATCTAAAGTCATATCCTTATCTAACTCCTCAAAGTAATCATAAAATTGAGATACTTTAATTTTTTTTGTAGAGTGTAATTTGATTATAACACTCTCCAAATTTTCGTGGAGCAAAGGAAATCTCTCTTCAGGAATTGAGTTAAGATTAATTTTCAACTCTAAATATTCCTTACTTGCAATGTATTGTTTTACACAAACAACCATTCCACAAGGATAATTACAATCTCCTATAGTTAAGTCTTTTTTTAATAAGTATTGTTCACTCATTTTAGGAACAATTTTATGGTTATTATCAAACCAACAGTTATTTTCAATTTTTGCTATACTCATTTTATTTCTCCTTTATTTATAATAAATTAATACATTATATAACATATAATGCAATATATAGTTAATTTATGTGAGATTTCTGGGCTTTTTTAGGGGTTGTAAGTTTCCAATAATTTGATCATTTCTCTCAACCATTCAT